AGGGGAATAGAGGGATATATAATATACCTAATACGCCTGATGCGTGTATGTATACGCGTGCGTGCGTGAGATCACAAAACGAAAGCGAGGATTGACATGGACGATGAAAAACAAGTGGAACGCTATCTTTGCCGCTGTGTACGGCGTATCGGTGGCAGGGCATACAAGTGGACGTCGCCGGGCTGCTGCGGCGTACCTGACCGTCTGGTATTTTTCCCGGGCGGCGGGATCGTGCCGGTGGAGCTGAAAGCACCGGGGCGAAAAGGCAATCTATCCAAATCCCAGCAGCTGCAGATAAAGCGGCTGGCTGCGGTCGGCACGAAAGTCTATGTGCTGAGTACACAGGAGGAGGTGGACAAGTTCATGCAAAAGCATATCACCGCGTATGGACTGCCGGAATGAAATTCACGCCGCACCCCTACCAGCAGTACTGCATTGACCGGATCGTATCCGATCGGGCACTGGGGCTGTTTCTGGATATGGGGCTGGGAAAAACGGTGATCACACTGACCGCCGTACAGGAGCTGATCTATAATCGGCTGCAGGTGTGCCGGTGTCTGATCATCGCCCCGAAGAAAGTTGCCGAAGCTACATGGGACACAGAGGCGGCGAAGTGGGATCATCTGCGGCACCTGCGGTTCTCCATGATTCTGGGCAGCACACAGAAGCGGATCCGTGCAGCGTGCAGTCCGGCAGATGTCTACATCACGAATCGGGAGAATGTCGTTTGGCTGGTGGATTATTTCAAAAACGCATGGCCGTTTGACATGATCGTTATCGACGAAAGCAGCAGTTTCAAATCCAGCAAGGCAAAGCGATTCAAATCTTTGACGTGGATCCGTCCCCATGTGAAGCGGCTGATCGAACTGACCGGCACACCGGCACCGAACAGCATTCAGGATCTGTGGGCACAGCTGTATCTGCTGGACGGCGGTATCCGTCTGGGGCGGACTGTCACCGGATTTCGGGAGATGTATTTCAACAGCAATACCCACGGCGGACACTTCACGACCTATGAGGCAAAGGAAGATGCACAGAAGGCCATACAGGACAAGATCGGCGACATCTGCATCAGTATGAAAGCCGAGGATTATTTGCAGCTGCCGGAATTGGTGTACGACACGATTCCGGTGCAGCTGGACAGCAAGGCAGCGAAAGCGTATCAGCAGCTGGAAAGGGAAATGCTGCTGGAGGTGGACGAAGCTACGATCGATGCGGGATCGGCGGCAGCGTTGTCCAACAAGCTGCTGCAGCTGTGTAACGGGGCCGTATACGACGAGAACCGCAGTGCGGTAGAGATCCACCGGTGCAAACTGGAGGCGTTTGAGGAGCTTCTGGAGCAGTTGCACGGGGCACCGGCACTGGTGTTTTACAATTTCCGGCATGACGTCACACGGATCACTACGTTGCTGGCGGGATCTAAGCTGCGTGTCCGTGTACTGCAAAATGCACAGGACGCAGCGGACTGGAACGCCCGTCAGATCGACATTTTGCTGGCGCACCCGGCATCTTGTGCCTACGGGCTGAATTTGCAGCAGGGCGGAAACCATGTGGTCTGGTTCGGACTGAACTGGTCCTTGGAACTGTATCAGCAGGCAAACAAGCGGCTGCACCGGCAGGGGCAGACAGCTACGGTTTTTGTACATCACCTTGCAGTGACCGGCACACGGGACGACGATGTCCTTGCTGCCCTGCAGGACAAGAATGCGACGCAGGACGCCCTGATCGACAGCCTAAAAGCGAGAATACGCAAAGCGAAGGAGGCACAGCCATGAACACCAAACCCTGCGAAACCTGCGGCAAGCTGCTGATCGGCGTGAAAGGCGACCGGAGATTCTGCAACGCCTGTGCCATACGCCGGCGGAAAGCATACCAGAAACAGTATCGGGAGAACCGGAAGAAAGGAAGATGACACATGACCATCGAAGAAAAAATCACACGCTATCGTGATATCCCCAAGCTGATAAGAGATCTCCAGATCGACAAAGAAATCTGCACGTCTGTGAAATCGGTGCAGTTCGACAGCATCGGAGCCGCACACGGTTCTGCCGAAAACCGCACGGAACAGAAGCTGCTGCGTGCCGCAGAGATCGACGAGGAGATCGGGCAGCTGGAACAGGAACGAGATCAGCTGAAACTGGGGATTTTGCAAGAGATCAACCGTGCCATTTCCGGCGGCGGTGTAAAGGAAGTGGAAATGCGGATCATACTGAAATCGCACCTGCTGACAGGAAACAGCCTGAAGCAAATCTCCCGTTTGGTGGTGCATCGGGACTATGGTGTGACGAGAAAGATTTTTCATGAGGGGCTTGCCATGCTGGAAAAAACCTCACACAATCTCACCGAATCTCACTTGCAGTAATCCGCATTCCATGCTATACTTATACTGACGAAAAAAGCAAAACGTCGTGAGGATTTCCTTGCGGCGTTTTTTGTATGCCATTTTACCGGAGGGGAGGACATGGCAAATGCAGAAAACCTGATTCCATTCGATGAACGAACAGAGAGCGAACAGAGAGAAATTGCAAGAAAAGGCGGCATCGCCTCGGGAGCGTCCAGAAGGGCATACAGGAGCTTGAAACAAGCGGCTAAGGCATTTTTTCGGGAGAATGACGATGCGGCCATGCGGCTGATACAAGCGCTCTACGAAGAGGCAGCCGGCGGCAATGTAAAAGCGCTGGAAAAATTGCAGGACCTCATCGGCGAGACCGTACAGCGTGAGGAGCTTGCCATGAAGAAAAAACAGGCGGCGGCGCAGTCCAAGCCGGACAATGGCAAGACAGCGGAACTGATCGCCGGCATGCAGGAGGCGGCAGATGATCTACACGAAGAAGCAGCGGCAGCTGCTGGGACTGTGGAAGCGGAAACAGCTGTGCCGGATTAACCTGCTGGAGGGCTCGGTGTCTTCCGGAAAAACGTGGGTGTCGCTGGTGCTGTGGGGCTTCTGGGTGACGACCATGCCGGCAGACAAGCTGTATCTCATGTGCGGCAAGTCCCTGACCACGCTCAAACGCAACTGCCTGATACCGCTGGAAGAACTGTTCGGGCGGAGCAATTTCCAGTTTTCCACATCGGCGAAAGAGGCGTATCTGTTCGGACGGCGGATCCTGCTGGAGGGCGCAAACGATGCACGGAGCGAATCCAAGATCCGGGGACTGACGCTGCAGGGAGCGTACTGTGACGAGCTGACGCTGTTCCCGAGGGACTTTTTCGTGATGCTGCTGTCTCGTCTGCGTGTGCCTGGTGCAAAGCTGATCGCCACCACAAACCCGGACAGCCCGGAACACTGGCTGAAAAAAGAATACATCGACCGACGCACGGAGCTGGATATGCTTGTCGTGCGTTTTTTGCTGGACGACAACACTACACTGGATCCGCAGTATGTAGCAGCCGTCAAGGCAGAGTATACCGGCGTGTTCTACAACCGGTTTATTTTGGGCGAATGGTGTCTGGCGGAGGGCATCGTCTATCCGCAGTTTGACCGGACGCAGCACGTGCGGCAGCTGGAAGAGCCGCAAGGCAAGTGGTACATCTCCGTGGACTACGGCACGCTGAACGCCTTTTCCGCAGGGCTGTGGTGCTATGACGGGAACACGGCATACCGTGTCTCAGAGTGGTACTACAGCGGCAGAGAGCAGCGGCGGCAGCTAACCAATGCCCAGTATCTGAAACACATCCAGGCGCTGGCAGAGGGAAAGAAAATCGAATCTGTCATTGTGGATCCTTCGGCAGCATCGTTTATCACGGAGCTGCGACAGGCAGGGTTCACCGTGCGGAAAGGCAGAAACGACGTAGTGGACGGCATCCGCAGAGTGTCCACGGCGCTGCAGCAGGGAAAGCTGCTGTTTTCGCCGGACTGCCGGGACTGCATCCGGGAGTTCTCGCTGTACCGCTGGGACGAAAAGGCGGCAGAGGACAGACCCATCAAGGAGAACGACCACGCCATGGACGATGTGCGGTATTTCGTCAGCACCATCCTGCGGCAGAGTGCGTCGCTGTCACATGACCGTATCACATTGTAAGCGAGGTGAAAAGAATTGTTATATCCCAGACAGGAATATTATATCATGTCTCCGGAAACGGAACTGACCGAAGAAAAGCTGGGAGAATGGCTGCGACGGCACAAAGAGGACTGCAAACGGATGCGGTATCTGAAAGACCTGTACGAGGGCAGACATCCCATTCAGCTGATGCCGAAAAAGGATGCGTGGAAACCGGACAACCGGATCATCTGCAATCATGCCAAGTACATTGTCGACCGGTTCAACGGCTTTTTCCTGGGTATCCCGGTAAAGACCATGCACCCGGATGCAGAGGTGGCAGCGGAGCTGGAAGAGATCCAGCGGTACAATGACCAGGACGACAACAACGCAGAGCTTTCCAAGTACTGCAGCATCTACGGCAGCGGATTTGAGCTGCTGTATACGGATGAGGATGCGCATATTTGTATCACCTATCTGTCGCCGCTGGAATGCTTTATGATCTACGACGATTCCGTGGCGAGAAAGCCGCTGTACGGTGTGCGGTACTACAAGAACAGCGACAAGGAAACTGTGGGCAGCGTGTTCACGGCGTCGGAAATCATTCCGTTCTCTGACAAAGACGGGCTGCACTTCGGCGACCCGGTGCCGCACTATTTCGGCGGTGTGCCGCTGATCGAATACATCGAAAACGAAGAGCGCCAGGGTGCGTTTGAACAAGTGGAAAGTGCCATCACCGGCTATGAAAAGGCAATCTCCGAAAAGGCAAACGATGTGGACTATTTCGCAGATGCGTATTTGCTGCTGGTAGGCGTAGCGCTGGATCAGGACGACCTGCACTTCATGCACAGCAACCGTGTGATCCACGTGAGCGGTCTGGACGCAGACCAGCTGAACGCCGTGAAGGTGGAATTTTTGCAGCGCCCCTCGGCGGATGCCACACAGGAGAATCTGCTGAATCGCTTGGAAGATCAGATCTTCACGCAGTCCATGGTGGCGAACATCTCGGACGAGGACTTCGGCGGCAGCTCCGGCACGGCACTGGCGTACAAGCTGCAGCCCATGCGTGACTTGGCGGCGAGCAAGGCGAGAAAGTTTTCCAGCGGCATGAACCGACGCTGGCAGCTGATCGCATCTTCTCCGGCGTCCAGGATGCCGGCAGACGCGTGGAAAGATATCCGGTATCGTTTCACGGAGAACCTGCCGAAGAATCTGCTGGAAGAGGTGCAGACGGCGGCGCAGATGGCTGGCATCACGTCCCGGGAGACACAGCTGTCCGTGATCTCTGCGGTAGATGATCCGCAGTCAGAGCTGGAGAAGATCGCCGCAGAAAACGGCACAGAGCCGGACGATGCGCTCCGGGCAGAACGCAGCACAGAGGTGACGGCAGATGCCGGGTAAATCCTCACCGGTCTACTGGCACGACCGCAAGGTGCAGTACGATGCAAGCCTCGCCAAGGACGAAAAGCGGCTGTACAGCAAGCTGGCGGCGTACTACGAGAGAGAGGCGGCACAGCTGGACAAGGAAATTGCAGCGTACTACACCAAGTACAGTGTCAACGGTGTGCTGTCATACCGGAATCTGCTGGAAACGCTGCCGGATGCGGACAAGCGGCTGCTCATCGAACAGCTGGACGAGTTCGTGAAAAAATATCCGGACTACGCCGACCTGGTCCCGGTTCGGGAATCTATCTACAAACTGAACCGGCTGGAAGGGCTGCGGCAGTCCATCGCCATGCAGCAGCTGCACATGGGCGCTTATGAACAGCAGCAGGCTTTGTCGTTTTTCCAGCGGCAGGCGCTGCGGTATGCCAACGGTGCGGCGTCATTCCTGGGGCTTGGCAGCGGTTTCTACCGGCTGGACAGCGATGTGATCCGTGCGTCTGTGGGAAACAAGTGGTGCGACGGCAAGGACTTCTCAGAGCGCATCTGGAACAACCGGACAAAGCTGGGAAACGCCCTGCACACGCAGTTCGTGAACGGCGTCATTCGTGGAGACGATTATCACCAGCTGGCAAGGCAGCTCCGGGAGAAGTTCACGCAGGTGTCGCAGAAGAACGCCGAGCGGCTGACTTTTACGGAGGACACATATCTTTCCAACGAGGCAGCCCTGCAGGTATTTGAGCGAGAGGCATCGGTCACGGAATACGAGTATGTATGCACCGGAGATGCGGAGACCTGCGACATCTGCCGTGGTCTGAGCGGCGAGAGGTTCAAAATCGCAGAGCGTGTTCCGGGACTGAACTTTCCGCCCATGCACCCGTGGTGCAGATGCTTTTTTGATCCGGTAATTCCGGAGAAAAAGACGTTGACTTCTGGGGCGGATGGTGGTATAATAAAAACAGGCAACAAGCCGTTTATACATGACGATAAAATCACAAAGTTTCTTTTGAAACCTGGTGCAAAGCACTACCTGGATTTTGAAAAAGTCGGATATACGTCAGAAGATACCGATTTGTTGAAACAGGATATTTTGAATGGTTTCTCCGAAAATGAAATGGCAGAATATCAAAAGAACGAAAAAACCGGTGTTGTAACATTCAATGTTTACATGATGCTCGGAAAAACGAAGAAAAAGCGTTTTTGCACCGGCTGGCAGATAGATGCCGGAAGTGATTTTCCACGGTTAATTACCGGTTTTCGTAAAGATGGGTGATAATGATGAAAAAAATCCAAGAATATGACGTTGTAAAGATTAAAGAAAACGGTATTGTTGGAACAGTCGTTGATATTTCTATTGCAAATGCGGAAAAGATCTTCACAGTGGAAGATGATGCACGCAATGCAAGCGGCGGATTTGATCTCTATCATTGTACCGAAGAACAGATTGAAAAAGTATCATAAGCGAGGCACAGCATGGCAAAAGACGATTATTTCAAGCTTGTATATGCGATTCTTACAGAATTGTATGAATGCAAGAAAAGCGGAACAAAGGTGCCGCCGGATGCGATACATCCGGAGCGCTTTGGGATTCCTGTCAGCTATTGGCTGGACATCATGGAAGAACTTCTGGATGCCGGATACATTGGCGGCTTTACGGTACACGCTACAAAGACCGGGCGTTATCTCTCTTCGGACTGGCTGGACAGCGTAAAGATCACAATGTCCGGCATTGCGTATTTGCAGGACAATTCCAAGATGAAACAGATGTACGAACTGGCGAAAGAGGTCAGGGACTGGATTCCCGGAATGTAAGGTGAAGTGATATGGCAAAAAATGACATGGAAGTTATCATGTACAAAATTCTCCGGTACTTGTACGAGTGCATGAAGACTGGGAAAACGCCGGATTTGGCAGACATCATGTGGAAGTGCAGGATGTTTGACATTCCAAAGGCATACTGGCTTGCAATCATGCAGGAGTTGATCGAAGACGAGTATGTTGGCGGCTTGCGTTTTGTTGGTGCAAAAGACATGGAACAGGTGCTGCAGGTCGGGAATATCAAGATCACCAAAAAAGGGCGTGACTTTTTGAAAGACGAATCTGTGCTTTCCAAGATCAAGCCTGTCTTAGGCACTGGATTTGAAGCCCTTGTCACCGCTGTGGCATCTGCGATTATACCGTAAAATATTTCAAAAAGCATCTCGACTGAGGTGCTTTTTTCATACCCCGACCACGGGCAAAAACTGGCGGAGGGCGGAAAACAAGAACAATTCAGCCAGCGGGTACGGCGTTCTTATTTGTAAAATCAGCATCGGGAAACCGATGCTATTTTTATACCCTAACGAAAGGAGCGATGAAACATGCAGCTGCTGTTTTTTCACGGCACATTCTGCCCGCCCTGTGCATCCACGCAGAAAGCGGCGCAGCAGTATGCCGCAGAGGTAGGCGTGCCGCTGTACACGTTCCGCTGTGACGATGTGTACGGCGGAAACGATATGGCACGGCAGAATCACGTGCGGCACATCCCC